TTCAATATATCCTGTTTTCGAGTTATTGGGATACGCTAGCGGAATATCCAAACCTTTATGTATAGCATACCATAAAGCTTGAAGAGCTTTAACCTGTACAGGGTAAAAATCCAAAAATGGTTCTAACTTTCTTCCATGAACCCATGCATGTTCTTGCAGCGGCCTTTCTCCAAAGCCGTTCCTTTTATACCAATCCTGATACTTAGTGTAATATGCATTGCTTATTTCAACGCCAACACCTTTCTTGTTGCCGTGTGTGTGGCCGGCGTGCCAAGCGCCGTGCTGAGTGTCGAGCATTTGGTAAATTGTGCCATCATTGTCAATCAGAAAATGGACAGAGATACCTCTTCTGTTCAACACTTTCGCACATGATTCCGAAGAAAGACACACATCCCAATGATTAACAAACATTGTAGGCTTCCTGTCTTCCTTGCCGGCATAATTATAATAGCTGTCGGCGTCGGCCTTAAAGCCGCCCTTTTCGTCCCACAGTACTACATCTTGCCAATCAATCTCGATAAAGCTTCCGTTGTGCACAATGTATTTTTGATCATCGCAGCGATTTGAAATCCTTTGGTATCCAGAGGCGGAGACCGAAGGTTTATAATTTGAGATCTCGGCTTCTCGCTCAGTCCAAATTCTTCTGAAGGTCATTGGGCCTACGAGTCCATCATCTTCGATGCCGTGGGACTGTTGCCACTCTTTAACAGTCTCGACTAATTCCTCATCATTGTATCGTCTGCCGAACCATGAGGGCTTCCATCCGAGCTTTTCAGCGGAAGATTGATTGTAGAATGCCTTATCCATCACACAACCTCGTCTGCGATTCCATATTGTACGGCTTCCTCGGCAGTCAGATAGATATTAACCTTTTTATCAATTAGCTTTTTCCAGAATCTTTTAGTCATATCAGTTTCGCTGGCTAGCGCACTAATGTACTGCTCTTGCATCCACCTTATCTCATCCATTTCATTTTCTAGGTTATGCAGTGTACCTACGTGGCCACCCAACACAGCATGAATCATAACCCTGCAGTTTTTTCCAATCTTACGCGAACCCTTTGTGCCGGCTGCGAGGAGTAGTACGCCAGCAGACATAACCTTTCCTAAACCAACTGTTGTTATTTCGCAATCTTCTCTGGCCAGCCGCATGATGTCATACATTGTGAACATATCATGTGCAGAGCCTCCCGTGGTTGAGATAACAAATTCAATAGGATCGTTGATCGCAGTATCGAGCCCTTGGGTGATACCAGAATTTCTTAGCAACAGAAAAGCTGCGACTAGCTCTGCTACCTTTTCCTCATCAATCTCGCCACACAGGCCAATTGTCCGTAAATCTGGTGCAATATTTGTAATTGCCTCACCGACATCGCCGATCTCTTCGTCACCCTCTTCAATATCACCACTTGCATGCAATTGCATTACTGCTCCATTAGTCGTTTTTGGTATAATTAATTTTTAGTTGTTCTGTTAAATAGCGCATGGCTGTCTGCCAATCATGGTACTTAAGCGTTCTTTTGAACCTAACTGGGTAGTTGGAGACGACGTTTTTAATTGCCGCCCTCTTCCACGTGCTGAACGAGTGTTCTGCTAGGTTGGCCTGAATAATAATCTCATTTCGCCTGTCGGAAGACAAGGCAGTCTCCAATGACTGCTTATTCAACTCTTTCATATAGGAATAATCTTCCGCGGCTGAGCCAATAAGCATCAAACAATCAAGTTCGGCCTGCTTAAAGATTAAATAAGATCTGGATAGCGATGCTACCCTACCAATTATATCGGACACTATAAACCCAACCAAGAACCATATGGCACTTGTCATACTAACCTCTTTTTAAATTATGCTACAGTCTTAATGTAGCACTATTAGCGTTTTCTGTTAAGAAGTTTTGCAGCGACACGGCGTGTTACGCGCTCTAATAGGTCATCGGTGATGCCCTCTTGAAGCGGCAAGCCCGCTGAGGCGCCACCCATATGTGTGCGGGAAGCTTTAGCTGCGCCTCCGCCCATGTGGTGTTGACCTGCGCTAGACTGACGATTGTCATCCTTCTCAAAGTCTCGGTTAGAATTTGTTCCCTGACCAATAAGCTCATTTTCGTTGGCACCGGAAGGCATGTGCGTACCCTCAGCCATTGGGCCCGGGGGCGGGGGTCCGCCGGCTCCGCCGGAAAGTGCACGTACTAGAGCCATCAAGGGACCCATAGCCTCGGGGGGAATTGGTGGTAGGCCACCGCCTGCACCGGGAGGGCCGGGAGGCAACGGTCCTGGGCCTGCGCCCATAGGGGGTGCGCCCATAGGGGGTCCGCCTGCTCCGGGCGGGGGTCCGCCGGGGCCAGGGGGCATTCCCTGTTCAGAAAGAAGTCGTTGTAGCTGCGCTCTCACCCATCTCCGAGTTTCCAACATTGGCTCGTCATCTAGCCCAGCTTCTGGGCCGGCGTCGGCCATAGGTACTTCTAGCTCATCTCCTACTTCTTCGGGGCCGCCTAGGTCGCCTTCCACATCTTCGTCACTTTCAGCTGTTACAACAACTCCAGTGACTTGTGTAATGGTTTTCGCGATCTCGCCGACAAGCTCCTCTACAGTAGCCTCGTCAGCGGCGGAATCGCCTGCCATACCCATGTCGGCGCCCATATCTGGGCCGACGGGGTCGGCGCCTTCGTCTTCAAACCCCTCAGGGGCTCCCATCATATCCTCTTCCTGCTCGCTAATTATGCCGGCTGCTTGGCCGCGTCCAATATACCCAGCAGCGAGCGGCTGCTGATTCGCTAGCGTCATGAAGCGGCGAATTTGGGATTCGGATAAAAGTGTTTTTTTGCTCATCGAGTAAATCTCCTAGTAAGTGATGACTTGCTGAAATAAATAGTCCTTTAAAACTTAAAGGGCCGTAAATCAATCAAAAATGTTAATAATCTTTTTTTGTAGTTTCTTTAAAGCCGATTTTTCAATCTGCTGTATGCGGACAAAGGAGAGTTTTTCTCTTTCGGCCACTTCGCGTAATGTTAATGAACCGTGTTTATCTACAGTAATTAGTGTGCAATTTAAATCTTCCTCATATTCAACCCACATTCTGCAGCCTTTAACTGGGCACGAAGTGTCTAAACGAATACAGGCAGCTTGGCACGTCTCTTGTGTTTGCTTGTTTTCAGACATTATGGCTCCAAGCGTGATTGCTCAATTAAATCAAATATACTCTCAATATCATTCTCATCTAAGCCAAATTTCGAAATATTTGCCCTTGCCAATTGTTCCTCCTTTTCTAACAGGTGCCGCTTGCCGCGGCTTCGGTGACTATTGCTCTCTGCTCTATATTGAGAAAACCAGTTTAAAAAATCTTCGTGCTCATTTAAATAAGCCGCGATCACACCATTGAAGAACTGTACTTGCGACATGTCATCTCTGTGAAGCTTTATTTTAAACTCGGCCTTCAACTTCTCCTCGGTCATAAACACGACCTTTTGTTCGCTTGGCACTACACACCCCCTCGACGCATGATGTGCGTGCTGCTCTCTATTGCGCCTGACGGAGTTTGGCCAATAAACTTAGCCTTTGCATGCAACTCCCCAATATTGCGGGATCCGGAATATGAAAACCCGCTGCGAATTCCAGTCTCGATGCCCTCGATGACCATTGCAACAGGGCCCTTGTGTGGTACCATTGATGATATACCCTCAATAGATGACGTAGAGCCCCGCCATTCAATTTGAGCCTCCTTGCTAGCCATTCCTCGATAAGCCTTGAACGTGTTTCGCTCCTTATCGTAAATAATCCCACCGGGAGTTTCAGTTGTGCCAGCCAAAAGAGAGCCAACCATTGCAAAATCTGCGCCGGCTGCCAGAATCTTAACAATGTCGCCACTGTTTTTAATCCCCCCATCGGCAATTAGCTTTGCATCCCTATCTGTCTGCGAACAATCCATTACCGATTGTAGGGTAGATACACCGTGTCCCGTTTGAATACGGGTTGAACAGATGGACCCTCCTCCAATTCCAACACGTACGGAGTCGGCACCCCAGTCGGCCAAATCATTGAAACCCTGTAGGGTCGCAACGTTACCAGCCATGATGTGAAAGCTGTCGCCATACGCATCTCTAATACCCTTAAGGGCGGCTTCCATTAAAACGTGGTGACCATGAGCAATGTCAACACAAATAAGCTTAATGCCCATTTTGGCCGCCAACTTAATGCGCATCATATAATCGCCAGTAACGCCGACGGCTAGTCCCATATTACAGTTAGGTCTGGCCTCAAGAACCGATAGTGCCGTACTAGCCTGATCAGCAGGAGTGTTGTATCGATGCAGGATGCCTATGCACCCAACCTCATCTAGAGCTTTGAGCATGGCTGGGCCAGTGATCGTATCCATGGGACTAGCGATGACTGGTATCCGGAGCTTCGCATCTCCTATATTGTTGCCTATGTCGATCTCGCTCCTGCTTATAATTGTTGAATGTTGTGGCACCAGCAGCACATCGTCGCAGCTTAATCCATTCTTCATTTCTCAGCCCTCTCCTTTAGTTCTTTAATGGTGTTCTCAATAATTTTTTGGGCGCCGGTCCAGCAATCCGGACAATATAAATTAACAGTACCTTCGCTCTTTCGCACAACAACGTTCCAACTAGATACCATTTCTTTGTCAGTCTTGTCAAAGGAGCCTTGGCATGCCAGACACTTATCGGGCAACTTATCAAATAGCGCTATCTTTTCGGCCATATCTTTGTTGCCCTGCTTGCGCTCAAGTTTTGCTACTGCTCTACGCTGCTTACGATTCACGATCTCTCCATGGAGCAGGCGACGGGGGCGCCCCAGATGGGGCCGGCGCCCTCAAACACGACAACCGCCGAAGGAAATGGAGCAGAATTAGTGCTGTGACCAAACTTTAACCTACCTTTAATAAAATGAATCTCTTTCGCTTTCATCACATACTTGTGCCAGTACTTGGTATCAGTTCGTGCCGGGATCAGCATCACCACTCTGGTTGATTCATTCATAGATTCATTATACGCTTTCTCGATCCATTTGTCAATACCTTTTCCATAAGGAGGGTTAACAAATACTTTATGTCCTGACCAATCTTTTGACAGCCCATCTTCAGCTTCCGTATAGAAATTAGCACATTTGGTGTTGTGTACGGTGGCGCAGGGATCAAGGTCAAACGGGCCAAAACGCCAGTTGAGCTTATCAAAAAAATCTTGCGGGGTCGACCACTCTCCAGTTTTGCTAGAGAATAATACTTGTTGTGTTGCTTTGTTCATTATGCTTTTTTCCTTTTTTTGGCGCGGCGCGCCTTTCGTTTAGTAGAGTAGCAAGATCTACAGAGATATTCTAAACCATCAGGGTTTCTGCTGCTTTTGTTATAACTTGAAACATCTTTAGTTTCTAAACACTCTATACACTTCTTGTTGCTTTTAAAAGCGGTGAAAGTGCCGGCTTGGTTATAAAGTGGTTTGCCGTTGTAAATGTATTCGTGAATTAGCCTTTGTTCGTGAGCGCGTAGAATAGTTGAAGACGTGTCGCAGGGATACTCTTGTATAATCTCGTACACTATGGCGTCAGGGCCGTGTTTGTTGTATTCTTGTTGAAGTTCAATGTTTTTGTGTTCGTTCTTGGCCAATTCGCGCTTATGATCTGTAATTCTTGAAGTAAGGCCTGTTGTTTGGCCAATATAAGACCTTCCAGTGGTCTTGTTAAAGATGCGATATACAGCTGCGGGCGCGTTTCGCCAATTTCGTGCATGAAGTTCTGCAATATACTCTTTGTTCTGTTCCCTGTACTGCTTGTTGTACTCACTCACATGTTCTTTGTTTTTACGGTTCCACTCTTTTACTCGCTCTCGATGATATTCTATGTTCTTGTAATAATATTTCTTATACTTTTTGCTGTTGCAAGCCTTGCACTTATAGCTATAGCCATCACGGGTAGCCCTGTCCTTGCAGTACTCTGATGTTGGCATTGATTGCTTGCAACCAGTGCACTCTTTTATCCCATTAACAGCCGCAGGCATTATTCGCCCGTGCTTCCAAGGGCCCCATCACCTCTATCGCTGATTGTGATTGGATACCAATTATATAAATTGTCTTGGGTGGTCTCAACGGCCCTGAAATGTACGACAGGCACCATTACCACCTGTGCGATCTTAGTTCCGGGCAGGATGTGTTGCTCTTCGGCGCCGACGTTATGAAGGTTAATAAACACCTCGCCATCATAGCCGGAGTCGATGACACACGCTCCTACCAACAGCCCGCGCTTTGCAGCAACGCCCGAACGATTCTTTACCTCCAGCATATACCCGTGCGGTACACCAAACTTGAGGCCGGTTGGGAGAACCATGCTTTGCCCGGGTTTAATCGTAGCCATCATCTCGGATGGATCTTCTGGACTAAAGTATACGTCCAGGCCAGCATCGCTCGGGTTTGCCCTTGTTGGGGGTGTGGCGCTACCTCTTACTCTATAATATTCTAATAACATTATTTCTTCTTCTTCTTATTGTTTTTTGGCTTCACGTAGTCAGGGTGCCATACCTTAATTTTGAATCGTGAGCCTCCCGGGCCACAGCGACGGATCTTAACAAGCAGCTGCTCATCGTACCCAGAGCCCTGTCGATATGATTCCGCAAAGGCCATGGCTGCGGCGTATGTTTCAAGAATTTTAACTTGCTTCCACGCTTTGTTTTGTTTATTGTTTGTGTCCATTTGTTCTCCTTTGTTATCCCAATAGTTTGAAATTATACCTTAATGATCTAGTAGAGAATCCCCACTGCGGATCATAGTCGAGCCTCGCCATATAGGGGCGATTAATGTGAACGATGTCTCTATCTGGGCGTACGCCCCAGCACCTAATACTAACTGTCGTACTCGAATCGTCGATGACTTCCACGATCCAATAGTCCTTGCCGTTCTTTGTTTTGCGAGGTACAATTTTTCTAGGTATAAACCAAGCCACTTGAAGCTCTGAATCAAATTCCGAAATTGGCGGGATGTATCGCTCCTGCAGCTTCTCACGCGTACGTTCACTGATGCATAAGTCCAAAGGAAACAAGCCCGTGAGATCGACCAGATACTCAATCTTTTCTTCTTCGGAAAAGTCGCCTTCTGGCGTGTAAAGCTCAATATTCGCATCGAGATTCTTGAGCTTGCGTGGGCGGTCAACTGCGATAGCTGACCAAAAATGTTTCAAGCCTGTAAACCTTTCGTCGACGAGAGTATCAAGGGTGCCGCTGCGTACCAACACATCAAGGGCCTTTTTGTTTAGTTTACTATATGTTATGCCCTCGTTGAACAGGAAATCCTCAATTGCGTGAAAAGGTCTATTATTTACGATCTGCTCAATCGCAGTTGCACCCAAGCCCTTGATAGAAGTCAGCGGCTGAATCAGGGTTTTACCATCTTTGCTAATCTCCCACACGTTCCCGGAAGTGTTGATATCTAAAGAGCGTATCTGATACCCCATCCCCTTAGCCGTGTTGATTGCCCTTTCCTTTCGACGTTCCGGCTCTTTGTCAAGGAACGCAGCTAACCACTCTGGAGTATAGTGGTGGCAAAGCCATGCGCACTGGTAGCTCAAGACAGAATATGAGACTGCGTGCGACTTGTTGAACCCATAGCCAGAGAAATATTCAAAGGTATTCCACAGGTTTTGTGCGTCAGTCTTGTTGATGCTCTTATCGACGCAGCCGGCAATAAACTTGTCGTAGATCTTTCGCTTTTCTTGGGCACCTTTACCCGTCCCTTTCTTGGTCAACAGCTTTCTAAGCTTGTTGCCCTCATCGAGCGAAACGTTCTTACCTAGACGATGAGCCAAGATAGCAATTTGTTCTTGGAAGATAAGGAAGCCGTACGTGTCTTCGGTCACTTCGCGAACTATGGGGTGCATATACTTAATATACTGCGGGCCTTCCTTGGCTTCCACATACTGTTCATCTACGTCGGCGCTCAACGGGCCGGGCCTATATATTGAAGTGATCGCAGATAAGTCAATGATGCTTGTGGGCTTAGCCCTCTTACAAAACTCCTGCGCCCCTTTTTCTGTGAACTGGAATATGCCGGCCCACATGCCGGCGTGGAACACGCTCTTATACACAGCCTGATCATCGAAATCAATGACGTCGGGATGCAGGTGTTTGTCATAATATTCTCTAACATCTGAGTATGTTGGCTCCTCGATGCCATGGTGCCGACTCAAAATGTGCCGGATAGCACCGTCGATCATGCGTAGTGAAGCCAAGCCAAGAATATCAAATTTAATAAAGCCCATGGGTTCTAGATGTCGAACATTTTGCCCCTCGGACCACGGGGTCTGCCTAACGCCGCCCGAATTAATTAGCGGCATATGACGATCAAGGTTTTCACCAACCACTACTCCGCCGGCGTGGCGAGAGCATGAGCGGACCTGACCGTGCAGCACCTCAATATGATTGGCAACGTGTGGGTATGTCCTCAAAAACGACTGCAGGGTTGGGCTAAATTCCATGACCTCTTCAAACGTCGGGACATATACGCCAGCTTTGATACCGTGCTTCTTTTTTGCTGCCGGTGTTGCCTCAAAAAGCATCTTTCCCGTAACCTGATTGACTTCAGTAAACGGTATGCCATAGAATTTTGATATGTCCTTGATGAGCGAGCGTAACT